ATTGATTCTGATGAAGAATATAGAACTGTTATATCAACAGTAAATCCAGATTATATTATCTATAATTGGCATCATTCTACCATGCCTTGGTTGAGTCCACACGATACACATCAAGCATCAAAAAAAACAAAACAACTTTTTATTTTTCATGAATTAAATTTACCAGACATGTTTTATTCTGACGGTTACTTAATGTCGGATATGTCTGAGGATGAAAATAATAAAAAATTTTCTATACTAAGACCAATATTTGAAACAAACTTAGAAAAAAATAAAAACGATATAATAACAATAGGAAGTTTTGGGTTTGGATTTCATAATAAAGGATTTGATAAGATATGTAAACTTGTTGACGAATCTTTTGACGAGGCGATCATAAGATTACATATAACAAATCCATTTTTTGGTGATTATTCTGGAAACACAACAAATCAAATAATTGATATGTGTAAATCTCAAATTAAAAATAAAAAAATTAAGTTAGAAATAACTACGCATTTTTTAGATGATGTTGATATCTTAAATTTTTTAAATACTAATGATTTAAATGTGTTTTTATATGACGATATGTATGGTCGCGGGTTATCATCTGTAATAGATTACGCGGTAAGTGTAAATACACCAATTGCTGTTAATAACTCTTATATGTTTAGACATATAGTTAAGGAAACTCCGAACATATCAATATCAAATAACTTAACACTTAAAGATATATTAAATTTAGGAACCGAAAATGTAAATTTTTATAAAAATAAATGGAATCATACAAATTTTAAAAATAACATATATAAAATATTATGTCAGATATAACATATTTTTCTCAATCAAAACAAGACGAATGGGTTTTATCAAAAACTAATTTTAAACATCATGGTATATTTTTAGATATAGGAGCATATGATGGAATTCAAACTAGCAATACATTCACTTTAGAAAAATATTTTAATTGGAGTGGATTATGTGTAGAAGCTAATTTAGATGCGTATAAGAAATTAGAATCAAATAGAAACTGTATAAATATACACGGAGCTATTACGGATTATGATGGTGAAATATCATTTAGTGGTGATAAAATAACAACTAACGGAATCACAACACCTTGTTTTAAACTAAATACTCTTTTAGATAAATTTTTAAACGAAGTTAAAGAAATAGATTATCTATCTCTAGATGTGGAAGGTCATGAATATACAATTTTAAAAGATATTAATTTCGATAAATGGAAAATTAAATATATAACAGTAGAACATAATTTATATTTAAATGGTCCTGAAAATAAAAATAAAATATTTGACTTATTAAGTTCAAAAGGATATATTAGATTAATGGATAATGCGGTTTGTTTAGATCCAAACCCAGATTGGTTCAATAAACCATATGAAGATTGGTACGAATTAATATAATAATATGGATACAATAGGAAATTTAATAGATAAACTTACGATTACTAACATCCGAATTTGGATGGCGGAAGACATTAAAAGAGATAAATCAGCTAGTGATAAGCAAATAGCAGATGCGACTAGAATAACTAATACCGCAAATTCACACAGAACTGATTTAATTCAAGAAATTGACGAAAAAATAAATGACTTAATAACTTCTCAAATACCTCAAAAACTTTATAAACAAGGATCAACAAAAATGTATGGAAAGTAAAAAATTTTTAGCGGGTGGTAAATTAGGAGATTTTTTTCATTGTCTAAGTGTTTGTAAATTTGTTTTTGACAAAACACAATTTAAATCTGATATCCTCCTATCGAATAGTGGCGACACGTTTCTAAAAACTTTAGAAGATACAAAAAATGAATTATATCCAATACTTGGTCAACAAGATTGGTTTAATTCAATATCAATATATAATAATGAAGATTATTATATAAACCTTTCATCATTTAGACATTCAAATTTTTTATATCAGACTTCTTGGATAGATTTATTATTTAAAACTTTTTTTGATGGTGAGGAAACACCTAGAAACTACAAATGGATTTCTATAAAAGAAAAAGATACAAATTTAACAGATTGTGTTTTAATAAATCGATCACTTAGAAATACTGTTAATGAAAAAAGTTTAGAGTATAAAAATATTATTAATAATAATAAATGCTATTTTATTTGTTTTGAAAAATCTCAATATGATAATTTTGAATATAAAAATGATGTAGAATTATTGTTAATTGATAATTTATATGACTTTACTGTTAAATTAAATAGTTGTAAATTATATGTTGGGAATTTAACCGGTCCTACTGCAATCGCTACATCAATGGATATTCCTAGATTGATTGAGCTTCCAAATAATTCGGATAGAAGTCATTATATGAACGATAAAAAATATTATGACAATTTTAATTGTTTCTAATGAAAAAAATAACATTTGAGACTGTTAAAATTAAAAATTTTTTATCAGTAGGAGAAACCGACTTAAATTTAAATTTTAATTCCGGAATTTCACTTATAACTGGTGACAATAAAGACACCGGGGGTAAAAACGGAATCGGAAAAAGCACAATAACCGACGCTATATTTTGGAACTTATTTGGTAATACTTTAAGAGACTTAAAGAAAGATAAAATTTTACATAATAAAAGTAAAAATAACGGCCAAGTAGATCTTACATTTAAAGTGGAAAATGAAAGTGGCGTTAAAAAATATAAAATTTCTAGATATTTAGAACCGTCAAAAATAGTTTTAATTTGCGATGATGTGGACATAACCCCATCTACTATTCCGTCTACCGACGAATTAATAAAAAAAATAATAGGTGGAAATGAAGAAGTGTTTAAAAATTCGGTGATAATGTCATCGAATAATACACTTCCATTTATGGCTCAGAAGAAAATTGAAAAACGAAAATTTATAGAGGGTATATTACAGTTAGATATATTCAGCGATATGCTCTTAAAAATAAGAGCAGAGTATAACGATTATAAAAAAGAAAATGATTTATTGAGTAATGATTTTATCAATCAACAAAAAAATTTAGAAATTTTTGAAAAACAAAAACTATCTATTGATGAAATTAAAAAAAATAAAATCCAAATTATTTTAGATAAAATAGATATTAACAAAATTGAAATTCAAAAAAATAAAAATTTAATAATAGAAAATAATGATGAATTAAACAAAAAAATAAAACTTTTGAATGAAAAAAATTTAACAATATCAGAAGGCATTAAAAAAATTCAAAATGAATCAAACCAAATTCTTTCAGATAAAGTAGAAATGTCATCAGAATTAAATCAATATAAAAAAGAAAAACAAAAGTTTATTGAAAAGGGAAATTCATGCCCCGTTTGTAATAGAAAATACTGCGAAGAAGACATAAACATTGTTAATGAAAAAATTAAAGAATTAGATATTCTTATATTAGACAAAACAAATATTCTTAATTCATTAATTGAAAAGCAAAAACAATTAAATGAAAAAATAATAATACTGAATAATGGATTAGATAAAATAAAAAATAAAACATTACAATATACAAATCAAAAGCAAAAAAACATAATCGTAGAGCAAAAAATAGAAAATCTTTTGGATAAAAATAAAGAATACGAAGAAGATATTTTAAATATTAAAACGGAAAAATATGATTACGATAAAAATATAAAAGATTGTAACTTAAAAATTGAAAATCTAAATGAAAAACTTTTAGAAGTAAAAAAACACTTACAAGTTCTTGATTCATGCAAATTTATAGTATCTGAAGATGGAGTAAAAACGTTCATAATTAAAAAAATACTGAAAATCTTAAATGAGAGATTAAATTTTTATCTGAAAACCTTTGATGCTCCTTGTACTTGCGAATTCAGCGATTCATTTGAAGAGACTATATTCAATGAACAAGGTAAAGAATGTTCATATTTTAATTTTAGTGGGGGCGAAAGAAAAAGAATAGATGTTGCGGTTTTGTTTATGTTTCAAGATATATTAAGACTGCATTCTGGAATTTCATATTCATTAAACATGTATGATGAATTATTTGATTCGGCGTTAGATGATTTAGGTATTGATAAAATATTGAATGTTTTAAAAATAAAAGTGGAAAAGCATAAAGAATCAGTGTATATTATATCTCATAAGACATCGACTAAAACAAATATAGATAACGTCATTTTCTTAGAAAAAGAAAATGGTCAAACTAAGATAGTTAGTTGATTTTTTTAATAAAAAATATAAATTTAATAATAAAGTTATGGGATTAAAGATAAAAAAAGAAGCTACTAGCAACTCATCATCTAATATAGTTTATAAATATGAACCATCCCGTGTGGGTATCCCTAGTTTACCCAATGGAAGTCCGATTGGGCTACCGTCTTATACATATGTTTCATACTCACCAGTAAGTGTCCCAACTCCACCACCGGTTGAAATGCCAGAAGCTAAATTATCAAGAGCTATAAATTATTATGCAGATTATGGTGGGTGTGGCTATTGGAGAATGATTTGGCCGGAATATTTGCTAAATGGATATCAAAAAGGTTGTATAAGCGGATTAACTTGCATGGTATTAGATGGTAGATTTTATCAGAATATAAAATCTATTCGTATGCAAAGACAAGCAACTCCAAGTCAAAGATTATTTGTGGGAGAACTCAAAAAATTAAGTAAACAAATTGGTTTCAATTTAATTTACGAAATTGATGATATTGTTTTCAAAGATGATATTCCAGATTATAATAGATGTAAAGATCCGTTTTGTGATCAAGCCGTAACCGAAAGCATAGTTGATATTATGCAGTCTATGGATGAAATAACAGTAACGTGTGATTACATGAAAGAATATTATAAACAAAAAATAGGTACAGATCGGGTTACCGTTATTCCTAACTATCCCCCTAAATTTTGGCTTAATGGATTTTACGATAAAGAAAGAATTCAAAAACTTTACGAAAAAAATAAAAAAAGACCTAGAGTGTTGTATTCTGGATCAGGAACTCACATCGATGTTCTCAATAAAACAGGTCTAAATGACGACTTTAAGCATGTAACTGAAAGTATCATTAAAGCTCGTAAAAAATTTAAATTTGTTTGGAAGGGGTGCTACCCATTAGCTGTTAAACCATATATAGATAACGGAGAGATGGAATTTATAGATTGGTCAACATTACTAGAATACCCGAAGGGATTGTATGATACAAACTGCAATGCAGTTTTCGCGTCGTTACAAGATAATGTATTTAATAAGTCAAAAAGCAATATTAAAATGGTAGAATCTGGAGCACTTGGTATGCCGGGTGCATTTCAAGATTTGTGTACATACAAAGACGCCGACGTAAAGTTTAATACCGGAAATGATCTAATAGATAAATTAGAGTATATTACTTCAGACGTTGATAGGTATATGAAGTTGTCTGAAAATTCCAGAAATTTTGTCGAAGGATTATGGTTAGAAGATCATATAGATGAATATGAAGCTTTATATTTCACCGACTGGGGTTCAGAAGAACGAAACAAATTAAGCCCAAATCTTGTGAAGCTAAATCCAGAACAACAGTTTGGAAAATAAATTTTTTTATTGTTTTATTTTAAAAAATCAAGTATTATAGTTTCTAATGTACAGAAACATATATTACGATTATAAAAAGAGCGTAATTCATCTTTGGACTTGGGATCAAGATGATCAACGGTCAAAGGTTGAGGTTACATATGAACCTTTTATATACATAGAAGATAAAAACCAACACGACGGAACTTCTATTTTCAATACTAAACTTAAAAAAATAAGTTTTATTAATAACTTTAAGAGAAGATCTTACGTAAAAGATACGCCAAATAAAAGAATATTTTTTAATTTAAGTCCAGAACAGCAATTTTTGCTTACTACGTTTAAAAACGAATCACTTAATGACGGGTTTTCTAAAAACCCACTTCGGATATTTTTTCTTGATATTGAAACATATAAGAAAAATGAATTAGATCCCTTCAGCACAGCAGAAGAAGCAAAAGACATGATTAATGTCATCACCGTATATGATTCTTTATTTAAAAGATATCACGTATGGGGTCTTAAAGAATATTACACTAAAGATGATGATGTTTCTTACACAAAATGTTTTAGTGAAAAAGATTTATTATCGACTTTTTTAAAGTTTTGGAGAAAAAATTATCCAGATATAGTATCTGGATGGAATTTTCATGGTTATGACCTTCCATATATAATGAACCGATTAACTATTTTATTTGACGAAGACAAAAATAAAAAAATGTCTCCGCTGGAAAGAGTAGAGTATAGAGAGGATGTATCTGTTAATAAATTGGGACAGAAAAAAAATCAATGGTTTTTACATGGTATAAGCTGTTTGGACTATATGGATGTATATAAAACTTTCTCGGCGGGAGAAAGAGAATCGTATAGTTTGGGGTATATTGGCGAATATGAATTACAAGAATCTAAATTAAACTATAACTCATCGTCACTTACTAAACTAGCAGATACTGATTGGAATACTTTTGTTGATTATAACATCCAAGACGTTAGATTGCTTGTTAAATTGGATGAAAAACTAAAATATATGGACTTGGTTAGAAACCTTTCATATAAAGGATTTATTCCGTTTGAAAAGGCAATGGGTAAAGTATCATTGATTACTGGAGCAGTCGCGCACCAAGCATTACTTCAAAATTTAATAATACCGACATTCACATATGAAAATATAAAACAAAAGTTTGAAGGTGGATATGTGTTAGAGCCAAAACCAAATCTTTATGAAGATGTTGTTACATACGACGCAAACAGTCTTTATCCAAATACGATTATAACTTTAAATATTTCACCCGAAACTAAAATAGGTAAAGTTTTAGAACTAAAAGATAATGAATATACTTTAAAACTAGTTAATAATAGTATAGTAAAATTAAATAAAGAGCAGTTTATAAAATTAATAAAAGATGAAAAAATATCTATAACCAAAGCAAATGTTTTATATACTCAAAAATTTAAAGGTGTCGTCCCTAATTTGATTGACAAAATTTACAACGAAAGAGTCAAAGCAAAAAATAAAATGCTTGATGCTAAGAAAAAAATCGCAAAATGCACCGACAAAGATGAAAAAATCAGATTAGAAAGTATAGCAAATGATAACGATTCATTATCAAATGTATATAAAACATTAATTAATTCAATTTATGGCGTTTTTTCTCAACAATACTCTCCGTTTTTTGATATTGATCATGCAAAAAGTGTTACATTAACCGGACAAGCTGTAGTTAAAAAAGGATCAAACCTTTTTTACGAATATTTGCTTAAGGAGGGGTATACCGGAAAATATGAAGATATTGTAAAATATATTGATACCGACAGTGCATTTTTATCATTCAAAGATTTTTTTAAATATAAAAATATAAACTTAACAAAAAACGGAAATATAACAGAAGAAGCTGGGAAGTTTATTGATAACTTGGGTGATCATGTTAATTCTGAAATAAATGTTTGGGCTAAAAAAGAATTAAATTCGGACGACCCTAGATATTTTTTTAAACGAGAAAAAATATGTGATGTTGCACTTCTTCAAGCTAAAAAATTTTATATTCTTCATGTATTAGATAATGAAGGAATTAAATCTAACAAATTCATATATAAAGGTATAGAGATAGTAAAATCTGCTTTATCTAAAGAAGTTAAAGAATTAACAAAAAACGTAATAGAATCTGCTATTTTGGCTAAAGATAGAAAGATAGCTACAGATCTTTTTCATAAAGGATATGATTCTTTTTGCAATCTACCTATAGAATCTATAGCAGTAAGAAAAAACGCTAAAAGCTACAGTAAATGGAGTGATTTATTTATTGAAAATAAATTTGGAAAGGGAACACCAAATCATTATCAAGGAGCTTTATTTTATAATAAACTTTTAAACGATGAAAATTTAAAACATTTATATTCTGAAATTGGTAACGGAACCAAAATAAAATATTTTTATTGTGAAAAAAATAAATTTTCAATAAAAACTATGGCATTTATAGATGAATATCCAAAAGAGTTCTTAAAATATTTAAAACCAGATTATAAATTAATGTTTGAAAAAAATGTTCTACCTGTTATCAGCAGAATATATTATATAATTGGGTGGCCTTTACCTGCGGTTGGATGTGAACAGATTACAGATATAATTAGTTTACTTTCCGGTGGAAATAACTCTTAAAATTTTCATCATCACTTAAATATTTTTTTATTTTTTCAAACCCATCTGAAATTTCTTGATCAGATAATATATCTTTAGTAGTTGGTTTTTTTTGTTTAGTATTTAATTGATTATTAATTTCATCTAAATGGTTGGAAATATAGTTAGATACTTCAACATCAGTCATGTCATCAAATACATCTTTAGGTATTGTTAAATTTTTATAATCTACATGCTGTACATAATATTTAGTAGAATTAGTATATGGGTCGAAAATTTGTTTAAATTTTTCTTTCATAATATTACTTATAACTATTGATTTTTAATTCATCTTGTATTAATATTAATTGATATGAGTGAAACCACAAAAACAAAAACAACAGTCTTCCTAGATTATTTAGGAAGAAATATCGTAGCCGAATTAGTAGAATCTACTGATGACGTTTTAAAAGTAAAAAACCCAGTCATACTACACGTACCACCATCTCCAGATAATTCTGGTCGTATGTCAGTTCAGCTATTTCCATTATTTTTTAGGGAATTTCTAGCCGACAAAACCGAAGATATTGTCTTTTCTTTTAAGAAAGACAAAATTGTAGAAACATCAATTGATACCATTGATTTTAGACTTCAATCTCAATATTCTCAAATGTTTAATAAAAACAACGAATTTGTTGGTGGAGGAAATCAACCTCAACAACCTCAACAATCATCTAATGACGTAATCAAATTATTTGATGAATAAAAAAAGTTTTCATCGGACATAAGCAAAAAAACCCGAAAAGATTTTGACTTTTCGGGTTTTTTCTTTATACTAATTTAGTATGGCAAAAACAAAAAAAGAAACAGACGAAATACAAAACGCAGTTGGATCTATATCAGACGCATTTAAGATTTTAGATGACTTAAATCCAGATGCTGCGTTTTTAAATGAAAATACACTATCTACTGTTAGTGAGTGGATCGATACTGGTTGCATGGCATTAAACGCAATTATTTCTGGTTCTCTATATGGAGGAATTCCTATGGGTAGAATTACCGGATTCGCCGGACCACAGGCATGTGGAAAAACGTTAATGGTTAATAAAATTATGGCGAATGCACAACGTAAAGGTATGCATGTTGTATATTTCGATACTGAAAATGCTTTAGATCGAGATACTGCAAAAAATCTAGGGTGCGATCCAGCAAAAATAAAACATTGCCCAATTGAAATTATAGAGGAATGTAGAAATCAAATTGTTAAGTTTTTAAAAACAGTTATAGAAAATGGTCTTCAAGGTAAAGTTATGTTGGCTATTGATTCTTTAGGTAATTTAATTTCAGCCAGAGAAGCAAAAATAATTGAAGATGGAAAAGATTCAGCTGATATGGGAGCAAGAGCAGTTTCACTTAAAAGTATGCTTCGTGCGATTACTCACGTTTCTGCTAAGGCTAATTGTCCGATTGTATTCACAAATCATATTTATGATAATCCAGGAGCTATGTATCCAACACTGGTTAAAAGCCAATCCGGAGGGTCTGGTCCGTTGTATATGTCTTCCGTTTTGGTTCAGATGTCAACCAAACAAGAAAGAGTTGGTAAATCTGATAATAAAAATGCAATTGATGATTCCACACCTATCTCTAAAGATGTTAATGGATTAACAATGAGAGCTTTAACAACAAAAAATAGATTTGTTCCTCCATTTTTGGAATGTGAAATGTATTTAAACTTCCAAAACGGTCTTTCTAAATATTCTGGACTACTAGAAATGGCAGAAGGATATGGTGTAATAGAAAAACAAGGTCATCGATATGCTATGAACGGTGATGTATTGGGTTTTTATAAAGATTGGAGAGACGATGATACAGTTTGGGCTAAAATACTTCCAAATTTAGAACAGAAGCTAAAAGAGAAATTGAAATTTAAAAACGAAGAATCAAATTAATAATGAGTAATATTTTACCATTAGATTTCGATTCTTTTGAAAGAATTGTAATGTACAATTCTTTGATGGATCATGATTATCTAGAGACTATTCTCGAACATACAAAACCATCTTTTTTTAAAGATCAAAACATAAGAAAAATATTTGATGTATTAAAAAAATATTATGTTGAAAATGGATCGGCTCCAAACATAACTGAATTAAAAGCTCACTTAATAACACCAGATGAAAAACAAGCTCTTAAAGAGTTGGTTTTATCGTTTTCTTCTTTAGATAAGAAATATAATAAAGACATTCTGATTAAAAACACAGAGAGGTTTTTAAAAGAAAAATCAGTATTAGATACGTTTAATAAAACGTCAATAGATGTTCAGAGTGGAGATATAGATACAACAAAAATATTAAGTAATTTTGAAAATGCTTGCAGTATATCTTTGATAGAAAATATCGGATTTGATTATTTAGAATCAATAGATGAACATTGTTCAGACTTACAAAAAGTTTTTAAAACGGTATCAACCGGATGGAAATGGTTAGACCATAGAATCGGTGGTGGATTTATGGCTGAAGGTAGAGCACTGTATGTATTTTTTGGTGTTACAAACGTAGGTAAATCTATATTTTTAGGAAATATAGCTACTAATATTTTAAACCAAAATAAAACAGTAGTTCTTATTTCATTGGAAATGCCAGAACAAGTTTATGCAAAAAGAATTTCATCTCAATTATCCCAAATACCTTTCGATGGACTCTCTAATAATCTTTACAAATTAAAAGATTCTTTAAATGAATATAAAACACAAAACGGAAAATCGAAATTAATAATTAAAGAATTTCCACCTAAAGGAGTTACAGTTTTAAATATTAAAACTTATATTAATAAATTAGTTAAAAAAGGAATTAAGCCGGATGCGATAATAGTAGATTATATTAATTTGATAGCCCCATCATCTAACGGGTTAAACTCTTACGAATCGATTAAAAATATAACGGAAAGTTTAAGAGCTTTATCATATACATTTGAATGTCCAATTATATCAGCAACTCAAGCGACAAGAAGTGCGGTCAATTCAGGAGAATTAGACTTGGATAAAACTAGTGAATCGATGGGGTTATCCCATACCGTTGATGCTCAGTTTTCTATTTGGACCGAAGACGGAGATGCAGATTTGGGTATAATACATATGGGTATCGTAAAGAATAGATTTGGACCTAGAAAACATACAACTATACTTGGCATAGATTATCCAACGTTAACAATTAAAGAAATAGAAGATAATGAAAATTTAGACACTAATAATAAAAAAATTCCAAATTTAACTGCTGATTTAGAATCAACTTTTACTGATAATCAAGAAACATCTATTATAGACACTCTCAATAAAATAACATCAGTAAATGAATTATGATGATTTTTAATGATGAGTTAGTAAATAATTTGGTGAATAATAAATCATATCATGTTTTTACACATAAAGATCTAGATGGAGCAGTTAGTTTATTGACATTTATTTGGTCTAAACCGGATTCCAATATAACGTTTCAAGAAATAACAAACTTAGAGATCGATAAAATAAAAAAACATATAAATAAAACTATAAATCCTCAAAATATTATAATTTTAGATTTAGCATTAAGAGAAGAATTTATTCCAGAATTAGATCAAGATTTTATAACAATAATTGATCATCACGAAAGGTCTTCTGAATGGATACAAAAGTTTAAAAAATCAAAAATAATACATAAAGAATATACATCTAACTGCTTACTTATTAGAAAATTATTTCAAAATTCATTTCCCGATTTATCAGAAAATCAAAAAAAATTAATATTATATACCGATGATTATGATTGTTTCCAATTAAAATTTGAAGAATCTTACGATTTAAATATTATTTTTTGGAATCAATTTAAAAACAACTTTGAAGGGTTTATAAATTTTTATAAAAATGGTTTTATACCATTTACACAAAAACAAAAAGAGTTAATAAAAAATATAAAAGATCAGGCGGAAAAAGAAGCTAAAAATTTGAAATGTTTTAAATCTGAAATAATTATTCAAGATTTAAAAAGAAATTGTATGGCAGTAATGTCAGATTCGGTTAATAATATAACCATGGATTTTCTTATAAAGAATCACAATCCAGATATTTTTATGTATATAAATACAAAAACAGAAAAAGTTATATTTAAACAGAATAAAAATAATAATAATATTTTTAATCTTAATGATTTTGTTGCTAAATATAGCGACGGATCTGCTAATAAATATTCTGGAGTTGGTAAAATAACTCCGTTATTTTTAGAATTGACAAAAAACTTTAAACAAATATGATTATAACATCCTCGCAACAAATGGAGGATTTATATAATCCTTCCGAAGCATTAAACATGGAAGAATTTGAAGATTTAACGTTAAAGGTTGGATCTTTTGTTTGCATTTCAAAGAAAAAAAAATTAAACTTTTTAAACTTTTTAAAAATAGTTATAGATGATAAAAAAACACAAAAGATATATTGCTCTATTTTAGGTGAAGATAATTTACACACAATTATAAGAGCATATTTAGGATCTACACCTAATGTTTATAAAAAAATCTTCAGATCAAAGATGAATAAAAATGGACGAACTGGACGAATTCCAAAAACGGATATATAATACTTTTCTTAAAAATTCAAGAAAAGGTTTAGGATATAGTTATAGAAAAAACTTCGATAATATATCAGAATATCATGTCTTAAATTTAAAAAAATTATCAACATTTTTTAGAAAATATCCACATATAGATATTAATGAATTCTTTGAATCTCCATCATTAATTTATAACGGAGAGCCATATCCACAATTATCTTTTTTCAATTCAAGATCCGCTATAAGATGTTATTCTTTATATAAAAAGAAACAAGAAGATCAAAATCCAGAACAACAAATAGAGTCTATAAAAAATAGTTTAATATTTATTGGTTCTTTTTGTATCCAAAAAAACATAATGCTTTCGGAATATTTATCACATAAAACAGGATGCATATCAAGTTGGTTAGAACATTATAGACAAAGAAAGATAAACCCATATAGTTTAATGGAAATAGGTGATATTATTTCAAATATAGATAATCATCAAGACGATGAATTGGCTTTATTCTCAGAAAATTTAAAAGAAAAAATTTATTCTTACAAAATAAGATATAAACAATCAAAAAAAACAATAGATTTGGTAAAAACCGGAACCGAAAAAATAAATTATTTTATAAAAAAAAGATTGCAAAAGTAAAAATATATATTAAGATTAATATCGATATGAGTAAATACACATCCAACCTGTTCGAATCCCTAAAGGAAACGTTGAGCACTAAAACAAACACAGATTCATCTTTCAAGGATTTCTTGAAATGTGAACCAGATAAGACATATGTAGTTCGTCTTCTTCCAAACGTAGAAGATGGATCTAAAACAAGATTTCATTATTGGCAGCATATCTTTGATAGCTGCGTAAACGGAAAAAAGATTTCTATTTTATGTCCAAACACATATGGAGAGAAATGCCCTATCGATGAGTATCGTTCTAAAGTTTGGGCTTCAAAAAACGAAAAGTTGATCGAGCAATCGAAGCCTCTCCGTAAAACTGAAAAGTGGCTTTATAACGTATTTGTTATTTCAGATCCTACTAATCCGGATAATAATGGACAAGTTAAGATCTTAAATGCCGGAGTTCAGTTGCAGAAAATTATTCAGAGTGCAATTGATGGTGACGATTCTCAAGAATTTGGTTATAGAATTTTTGATTTATCAGAAAATGGCTGTAACCTCAGAATTAAAGTTGAAAAAAACGAAGGTGGTTATCCAAGTTACGTTAGCTCTCGGTTTATGTCTCCTTCAAAAGTTGAAGGAATGGATGATGCAGACGAAGTCTATAACTCGGTTAAATCTTTAGATAATATCTTTCAAAGAAAATCATACACCGAGATTAAAAATCTTATGGATGTGCATTTCTTTGGAAAAGATGAGACAGAGGTTAAGCCTAATCAAGATTCCTCATATGAGGATGAGGAGCCTGTAAATACCTTTAAATCAGATGCGGATTCTGAGGTTAAAATTTCATCTTCAGAGTCAGACGATGATGATGAAAAAAGAATGCAGGATATTCTAAAGGATCTGTAATATATGGATAATTCCAAAGAAGAAGCTTTGCTAGCGGCCATGCTAGCAAAGCAGGTTGGGTCTGAATTATCAAAGATTGATAATCTTTCTGGAGATAGAAAGATTCAAGCTAATAGATTAGATATAAATAATTTTATATCTGGGGTGGTAGCGGCGGGAAACCCAAATAGACCTCAACATAATTTAAACCGAAACTTTCAACAACCACCACCCGGTCTTTCTGCTCCGTTATCGGAGGATATTATTCAAAAAATGATACCCGACCCACCAAAGTTTGAGGAACGGATAAAATCTGAAGAACCTAATATATCAAATTCAAATATAGAATCATTACTTAGAAGTATTGATGAAAACTTAAAAACTTTAATTTCAGTTATTAAAAATGGTTGATATTTTAATACCAATACCCAAGACTTCTCTAGAAAAGTTGCTAAAACCTATTAATAGAGCTTCTGATTCTTGTGTATTGAAAACCAATGATGAATGTTTATACACAGTATGTACTTCAGATGATAAATCTGTAATAATATATGGTACTTGTAAAATACCTACAAAAGTAGAAAATTTAAAATTAAATGTTATAAGCATAAAAAAGTTGCTTACTGGACTAGATTGTTTGGGTGATAATGGAGAGTTTTCTATGATTCTTAAAAAGAATCATTTAAGATGTCAGATGAAGAGTACCTGTGATACTGATAATACATTTTTTAAATATCATTTAGTTGATGATGGTATCATTACGGAATCTTCTGTAAGTATAGATCTTATAGCAAAACTTTCTTTTGATATAGAATTTGAAATTTCTGTTCAAAAACTAAAACAAATAATGTCGGCTTACATGTTTGTTGGCGATGCTATTAAAATATATTTTTATACTAAAGATAAATCGGTTTATGCAGACATAGATGATAAAACAATCAGTAATATTGATAACATATCATTTATGGTATCGGACTCTTTTGTTGGACTTGAATTAGATCGTTTTGTTCCAATTAAGTTAGAAGTATTTAAAAATTTAATTTCCAGCAAGTCGCCAGTAAAGGTTAAAATAAATAAATCACAGGGAGTATTAATATTATCTACTACAGAACATGATGGGGTGGAGTTAAAATATATTGTTTCGGCTCTTGTTAAATAATAGCTTAATAATAAATTATAATATATGGGATCAAATAAAATTACAACAGTAAGTTATTTTACAAAAAGACTAAGAGATTCTGGCTATATAACAGATAAATTATATACAAATTATGCAAAAAGTGACGCTAGATCATGGACTGTAGTTGTAGATCCTGGTGGTACGTCAGTATTAGTAACATGTTTTAATAATCATAATTTCTTTGGAGAAGAATATTTTGTTTTATATGATGGGGGTCAATATATACCAGAAAATTTTAAATTAAAGACAAGTTCTATAGAAGTTATTATAGAATATTTGGTAAAATACAATATAAATAATAAATCTTCAATCTACATTAAAAATGGAACGAAAAAAGAAAAAGAATAATTCTAAAACTGATAATTTAAGTTTATCAGCATCCGAATTTCAAAGTAAAAAAAAGAAAATTGATTTATCATCTATAGATGATATAGAAAAAAAAATCTTTGATGAAATTAATAATGTTGAACTACAAAAAAGTTTATTTAGATGGGAAAAAGAATTAAAACATAAACAACAAGTAACTAGAAGAGATTTTACAGTATTAAAAAATTCAATAGAAGAATATATGAATACATTTATATTATTTGGATATAATATAGATGATGAAAGAGTTATAATTCAAAAATTTGAAAATGCGAGAGATAGGGATGCTATTATGGAATTTTTGAAAAATATTTTTATAAAACAACAAACCGAAAATTTTTTAGAATAAAATGTACGATAAACTAATAGATGAATTCTGCCAAAAAGAAATAATAAATACTTCTTTTTTTCAACAAAATAGTTCAAAACTTTTAGAGCCAAATTTTAATTTGGAATCTTTTTTATGTGAAGTTGTAAAATTAGCAAAATTTGAAAATATATCACCAGTTTTAGCGGAAACTGGATTAAAATTTCCAAAACAATCAACTAATTTTGACGGACTAAGTTCAGTAGGAGATCCTAGAGCATCTTTGGGGTTGACGTTATCAGCGGCATATAACAATTTTATGCCTAGAAATATAGTATATACAGAAACATTAAAATATGGAGCAAGACAAATAATAGATAATATAGTTTGTGATGCGGATGGAAACCCAATAAAAGTTCAAGTGTCTGGTGATATACAAGATGAACCATTAGAGATTAAACAGTTAGAAGTAAACTCTATCTTAAAGGATAATTCAGTGTTATTTCCTAATTACGATTTCACCAAGACGATATGTTTAACCCAACCACCAATTCAAATAGCGGAACTTAAAACTTCAGTAGATTCTCTTGAAAGTATTGATG